GCTCGTTCTATGTCTTCAGCTGAGGGATAGCCCTGCTGCTGATAAGGCTGTATTTTCTGGGGTGCATTACTAAACAATGATTGATTTTGTAGACCGGGTTTGCCGTTCTGTGCTATGATTTCTTCTTGGTGGGTCATAGTCCCAACGGGGTTGCCGTATCCACATACAAGACTATCAGGTATTAAATCTGCGACTAATGGGTGAGTTGGGTCATACTCAAGTAAATGAGTATCTCCGATAGTATAGAAGTCTGAATCTGTGAATGTTTTCTTTGAGGCATGCTTGAAGTATTCCAAAGATATAGGCTTCTTAAGCTTTATGTGTGGCAACCCCTTTCTTCTTGAGTTAGTATAACTTTTATAAGCAGATAGGTTATGTGTTGCAGTTTCTAAGCCTATGGTGACAGCTGTCGTATGTTCCACTGGTGTCATAAGCTTGTTATTGTCTAACATGACATTAGACTGGAAATAATAACGATTCAAAGGCCTAACGTAAATCATCACACCTTTTCTATATGCCAGTATTTTGGATAAAAATTTACCGTCATCTGCAACAGTGATCTCTTTAAGAACTTGTCCTAGGCCGTGCGGTATTGCTATGTCTTCTGAATGGTAATAATAATACATGGTAGCTTGGATAATACTAGCGTTCGAACGTTCTGTAATCATAACCATATCATCTCCTGCATTGTAGTAAGAGGACTTCACAGCGGCCTTGCTCATGACGAATCCTGTCATATGCATACTTCTGGAAGTATTCCATAATGAAGTCCTGACGGGATGGCCTGAAAAGGTAGTACCATGTATGACACCTTCTATCATGATGCGCGTGACATATCTTTGGCCTGGGTAGTACATCTTGAAGGGGATATCGAGCAAACATAACCTTTCTACTATATAATCAACGTCACATTCTCTATAACCATTGACTAACAACAAAGACGGCAGATATCGACGCATGTATTTATTATCTACAGCCTCTATTAAGGAAGCATGTGCATGGGCGTCATATGATGAAAAATCAGTGGATATGAAAACTGGGTCTATGTACTGCTCGTACTCCACTTTGATTTTATCTGCTATCTCGTCTGGTGTATAGGCTTGAATAAATTGAGGGTACAAAGCCTTCATAAGACGCATCATCAACTGGTTAGCATGACCTCCTATGGCTTTCATTGTGGGATGTGGATTAAACAGATTTCGACCTTTGATCTTTCCTTTAAGTACGGAGCGCTCGTCTGGTTTCATCATGGCTTCCAAACCTTCAGTAAGTCTGCCCGTAGTATTAAAAATATTTGCACCATTGATATAAATTGGCCGCTTTGGTGATTCTACTGATTGTAGGTATTCAGCTTGGCTAAACTTAATCTTGGGGATCAAAGCTTGCGCTTTTTGATCTAATCGTTCTATCTCTTTATCCACGTATAGTGAGAATTCTTTAACCACATCTATGTCTGGTTGTAATAAAGCTGTACCATGCCTAGTTAGCAGTGCCCCTAATGCATTGTAAGTGGAGGTTGCTGCTACTCTTGGTCTATTATCTTGCTCTTTGGAAAAATCTATACCGGTGCGAATGTAAGGGTGGTTGCGACCAAAATCACAGACTTTGTCATATGTGGTAGTATTCCCTGCTTCATCGTATATTTTTATTTTTCTGAGCGTAGAACTTAATGCCCATGTAGGGTCTGTAAGTGGTACCTCTGCTTTCAAGCGCAAACATGGAACAGGGTCACTGACCTCATCGTATTCAGCGGTCTTGGGTATGAAAACTTTATATCCGCCGACAAATCTGATATTTCGGAGAAAAGTAAGGAGCTTATCAGGGTATGACACGTGAAGTCGTGTTGGCTTTACAGTCTTGATACTTCTAAAAATTCTAGCAGGCAGTGCTTCGGTTATAACTGACATAGTTGGTGAATTCCGGGTAGACTTGATGACAGTGACAAAATTTCTTGAGGGTTTTGGCGTCGATTTGAAGACTGAAGCAATGCTTGAACCGGCAGTCTTTATCCACGTCGACACAGCAGTAGTAGCTCTCATAATCACGCCCGGTCTTGGCCTACGAATATGTTCGCTACAGTTTGAAGGGCGTATCAGTAGGGCTACAAAATGTGCTGCTTGCTTAACGACAGTATTAGTAACGACTGGCTTCTTGACTTCATTAAATGTTGGCACATACCTAGCTATATTCCACTGCAACCACCTCAAAACAAGCACTAAAATTCTG